CTATCCTATTGATTTAATTAACCTTAATATTGGTTCTTTATTTTCAGTTTCATTTAAAAGAATATCGTATATAGCGACAATTAAATCCGCTTTCTTACTTGCAGACATAACTCTATCTGTAGCCTCGAGAGCCTCCTCTAACGTTTCTATTGCTGATTTTAGTGTTGCCAAATCCAGACCGTCAGGCGCTTTTGTTCGCTGCATGCTTTCATTTTTTACCATGCGCAGCTTATTAGCCTTAAAACCTAATTCCTCTTGTACTGCCGGTGGCAATGACGAGTAGTGATATTCGTATGCGATCCCTTTCTTTCCTTGTACTTGTCTCTTTTTCCAGTTTTCTTTGGTTGCTCGTCTTGTGATGTTCGTCGCTTTATTCGGTAAATCTCCCATTCCTTCTAATTCAAAAGCAGTGAACCATTCTTGTTTTATAGATGAATTCATAAGACACCTTGTAAATTCATTTTGAATTCAAAAAAGCAGAAAATAAATAGCCTTTTAAATCAATCAGTTATAAAAATAATTGAAAATATTGTGAATTCTTTTGAATTCTTTAGTTGATTTCACAATGAATTCACTATATTATTCAATTCGTAGTTAGCGAGCTACATCGCAATGTAGCTTGTTAAGTAGCGTTAAAACTAATCAAGGATCTCACAAAATGGCAGGAAAAAAAAGAATTATTGATATGCACCGTGCCGATATTCGAGCGGAATTAGAGAAGAAAGGAACTTCATTAGCTCAACTTGGAATTGAAAACGGATTATCAAAAACGACTGTTCGTAATGCCTTGGATAAACCCTACCCCAAAGGGGAGAAAATAATTGCAGATGCATTAGGACTTGAGCCTTCAGACATCTGGCCTAGTCGTTATAGTGGATAAAACCAAGGTGGCACTATGAAAGAATGGTTTAGTCCTAAAGAGCTTGCTGGCATTGGCGGATTGCCGAATAGCCCAAGCAACGTGACCCGAAAAGCAAGAAGTTTATCTTGGGAATTCAGACAAGTAGAAGGTGTAAAAGGTGTCAGTTTTGAATTCTCTTTTAATTCATTTCCTAAAGAAGTCCAAGCAGAGCTTTTATTAAAACAAAGTGCGGTGGAAATTCCTGATGTTTCAGAAACCACCAAAGAATTGAATTACCTTCCCGAGGTGATTTGGAAACCCTTTGATAAAGCGACCGAAAAACAAAAGGAAGATGCGAAAGCAAAACTTATTCCATTGCACAAGTTAGATGATTTGGTGCGCCACAACGTGGCATTGATGATGGCGTTAGACATGGTTGCGCTTGAATTTGAAGTGGCGAAAGGCTCACTCAAACGTTGGTATTACAAAGTGCGGTCGTTTGAACGCTCTGATTGGTTGCCGTTGTTGTTGGATAAACATAACAACAAAAAAGCCGGCAAAGAAGCAGAGTTCACGCCTGAAGCGTGGGAAGCCTTCAAGGCGGACTATTTCCGCAACGAACGCCCACAATTCGGCAGTTGCTACGAACGCTTAAAACGTGCCGCCCGTGAAAACGGATGGTCGATTCCATCGGCAAGCGGCGTAAAACGCAAAATTGAACGTGAAGTGCCGAAATTGGTGCAAGTGCAATTACGCGAAGGTGATCATGCTGTCATGCAGTATTACCCATCCATGCGTCGCACGGTGGCAGAAATTGAAGCCCTTGAATGGATCAACGGCGACGGCTACCAACACAACGTCTTCGTGCGCTGGCATAACGGCGAGATTGTCCGTCCGAAAACATGGATTTGGCAAGACATTCGCACTCGTAAAATCTTGGCTTACCGTGTGGATTTAAGCGAAAACAGCGACACCATTCGCTTGAGCTTAATGGATTTGATTTGGAAATACGGCATCCCGAAAAAATGCACAATTGATAACACCCGTGCGGCGGCAAACAAATGGATGACCGGGGGCGTAAAAAATCGTTATCGATTTAAGGTAAAAGAAGACGATGTGACAGGGATTATCCCTCTGCTCGGCATCGAATTATTGTGGACATCCGTGCAGTTTGGCAAAGGGCATGGACAAGCAAAACCAATCGAACGTGCGTTTTCGCACGGTGGTTTAGGCGAATTAGTCGATAAACACCCAAGCCTAGCAGGCTTTTATGCCGGCGAGAACGTTTACAACAAGCCTGACAACTATAACGGAGGGAAAGACGGTGTGCCGTATGAAGCCTTCATCATGGCGTTAGAAGACGGCATCCGCACGTTTAATGAACGCGAAGGCAGACAAACGGAGATTTGCCAAGGCATTTACAGCTTCAGCCAAGTGTTTGAGCGTGATTACAAGCAAGCCCACATACGCAAAGCAAGCGCAGAACAAATGAGGTTTTTAATGTTGATGAGCGAGGCCGTTACATTGAGAAAAGACGGCACATTTGAGTTAGAAGCTGGTGGCAAGGTCAATAATCGCAAAAACCGCTATTTAGCGAGCGAGCTTATTGCCACAGCGCACCGCAAGGTGGTGGTGAAATTCGACCCGCAAGACTTGCACAACAAAGTGTGGGTTTACGGTTTGGATGGTGTGTTCTTAGCCGAAGCGAAATGTACAGATGCGGTGGCATTTGGTGATAAAGCGAAAGGCCGCGAACACGATAAAGCACGCAAACAAATGGTGAAAGCGGTGAAAGCCCAAGCGAAAGCCACACTCATTATGAATGCGCAAGAAGCAGCGCGTTATCAGCCTCAATTCGAGGAAGAAGCACCGCCGGAGCCGAAAATCATCGAGCTATTCCGACAAGAAGGTAACGCAGTGCGTAAACACGAAGCGGTATTAGATGACGATGAAGATACCAACGATTTTGAACAAGGCTGGCGCAAAGGATTAGCCATGATTAAAGAAGAAAAAGGGCTTTAAGCCGCATTTAAGGAGCGTTAAACATGACTTTAATTGAACAAATCAAGCAACTTTTAGACAACCAAGTCCACACGCAGCGCGAAATTGCCGCGCAAGCTGGGATTTCAGCCGGGGCTTTAAGTGCATATTTAAAAGGCACTTACACCGGGAACGTTGAAAACGTAGAAGTCGCATTAAAAAACTGGCTTTCAACCCGCGAGAAAAAAGAAAAAGTGTTTGTGGAGGCACCGCACTTTATTGAGATTCCGACCGCCAAGAAAGTGTTTTCCGCGTTGGATATGGCAAAAATCCTGCCGACTATGGTGACGGTGTACGGCGCAAGCGGTGTGGGCAAAACCAAAGCCTGCCAAGAGTATGCGAAAAGCAACCAAAACGTATGGATGATCACCGCAAGCCCGGCACGCGCCACCTTAAGCAGTATCTTGTTTGAGTTAGCTCTTGAACTGGGCATTAACGACGCACCGCGCCGTAAAGACCGCCTAAGTCGCATGATTACCAAGAAACTAAAAGGCACGCAAGGTCTAGTCATCATTGATGAAAGCGACCATCTACCCTACGACGCTTTGGAAGAGATCAGAATCATCCAAGAAGAAACCGAAACAGGCTTTGCGCTGATTGGTAACGACAAAGTGTACACGCGAATCCAAGGTGGCGTGAATCAGGCGCATGAATACGCCCGTTTATGGTCACGCATTGGTAACAACTGCGGCTTAAAAGCCAGTACAAAAGGCGACATTAAAGCTATCGCACAGGCATGGGGGTTAGATGTCGCAGATAAAGACCTGATGACCGTCCTTTACGACATCGGTGGCAAAGCAGGTGGATTGCGCGCTTTAACGCAATATTTACGCCTTGCCGGCATGACAGCCAAAGGACAAGGCACGGTGATCACACTAGATCTCATTTTAACCGCCCAGACACAAATGAAAGGAGCGAACTAATGGAAAAATCAGCAAAAATCAACCGCACTTTACGTGAACAAGCCAAGCCGCACCCCGTGTTTGGCGGATGCAACAAAATCGCGCTGGGGTATTTATTACAAGCGCAGAAATGTGTAAACGAACTCAACAAAATGGGCTTGCATGTAGTGAATATTGAGTTTGACAAAATTAAACCACGCGTGCGCATTGAGCAAAATGCCATCACGAAGAAATTTGAGAAAACCGGACAAGCTCTCGCCTATATGCAAGGCAACGACGGTATACATTTTGCCGAATACCAAATGATGGTGGAAGGCATAAAAGTGATTTGGCGCAGTTATTTACATTAAGGAGAAAACAATGACTACAAATTGGCAGAGAGAATACATCATGGAAGCCTATGCTCTCCCTTTCTTACGAAAAGGACTAAACATTAAGTGCGGTCAAGATAGTGGAAAAATCATTGGATTTTGTAACGGCAAAATCAAAGTGAAATTAGATTCCGGTGGTCAAGCATTCTTCCATCCAACTTGGGAAATGATTTATCTCAAAGGCAATGAAGTGTTAGCAGATTTTACAACTAAAACAACAGGAGAAAACCATGAGTGAAGAAAAAATGTTTTGCCGTGAGCAATTACAAGTTCTGGGAGTGAAATGCGAACCTCTCGGATTAGCGATTACGCGGCATATCGCCAACGGAAAGACTGAAATTGAAGGGGAAATATTCAGTTTTTCCCTTAGTGAAAGCATTGGACAAGGCATCCAGATTAAAACAAAAGGCAAAGAAGACGCTTGCCTGATCACTTACGAATCAATGGTGAAAATGGCGAGTGCAATGGGATTATTTGACAACATTAAGGAAGAAAAAAATGGCTAAAAAAGCAACCCGAATTAAAGCAGATACATTTGTCGTGCGTTATCAAACGCGCGATGAAGTGGAAGTGGCAATTAAAGAGATCGGCGATTTAAACCGTGAATTAGAACGTTTGGCAATCGAACAAAACGACAAATTAGCGGCAATTACCGAAGAATATGCACCACTCATGAATGAAGTGAAAGAGAAAACCAAACCGATGATGGATGCTGTGCAGGCATGGTGTGAAAGTCGCCGTGACGAACTCACTAATAACGGTAAAACAAAAACAGGGGCTTTTAACACTGGGGAAGTCCAGTGGCGTATGAGACCACCGTCAGTAGGCATTAGAGGTGCGGAATCGGTGCTTGAAAGTTTACGCACACTAGGTTTAGTGCGTTTTATCCGAGTCAAGGAGGAGGTGAATAAAGAAGCCATATTAAACGAACCGGAATTAGCGGCAACGGTGGCTGGTGTGACGATTAAAACAGGCGTGGAAGACTTTGTGATTACACCGTTTGAGCAAGACATTTAAAGCCTATTTAAACGCTCTTTAAACCCTGTTTTGAGGGGCGTTCATAATATGTAACTAACCGAGAGGACAATACATGGACGAAAAAGAGAGAAAGTCACATGTGACCGTCCAACTGGCTCAAATAATTGAGCAGTTGGAAATGGCCAAGGATATGTGGCTGGACGATGATGAAAAAGCGTGCCTGAAGCTGTTACAGGCAGCAAGTCGGGAAATTAGATGTGCGGCACGGAAGATTGTGCCGGTGTTGGAGTGAGTATGAAAGTGCTAGATGAACACATCCTGGAATATATCTGGGACGAAACATTAGACCGTATTGCGCAAAGAACCTTAGATACTTATATCGGCGGCAGTGTTGGCACATATAGTGACGAGCATGCGGCGAAATATGCGGAAAGCTTTGTAATATTGCACGTAAGCCAACTGATTGCAGGCTCCGGATTAAGCGGAAGTCAATTTAGACGACGGATTAAAAAGCTTATGGCACAAGGTATTTTGTTACAACGTATTGGGCCAAACAGCTTTGCGATTAACTCAGAGGTGATAAAAGACGCAGCAGTACACGCCGCACGATGTTGGCGTGCAATCGGGGTACCGTATGGTATGGACGACACCGGTAAAGCCTGCAAAACCTTACCTATTAACGCTCTGCCAAGCAGCATTTTTGAATTAAAGACAAATTGTTATCGGATTTTGAGAAGTCAATTTCCAACTTATTATTACTAAGTAAGGAGCAAAAAATGAAAAAATATTTTGCTTATGACGCGTTAGAGCGCGAATTTACAACACACGACACACTACAAGAAGCTAAATCACAAGCGCAAGACTGTGTTGATGAAATTTTTGATATTGGTGCTGATAATGGTTTCGGAGATGACCTTGAGGATGGCATAAAGGAAACGTGTTTTGGGGTTGTGTTAGGCGGTTTTGATTTACCGACTAGACCTCTTACTAAAGAGGAGGACATTTACGGTGATCAATACACTCACATGGTAGAAAATCCGGTGCTTGTTGAATATCCGCAAAACAATGGATGGATTAAGTGTTCGGAACGGTTGCCTGAAATATTTGACCATAATGGATTAGAGCGAAGTGATGTAGTGATGTGTTTTGGCATCGAAGAACAAGATGACCCAAAAACTTACTTTTTGGCGTATCGAGTGCATGGGAATCGTTTTTATGGCTTTATTGGAGCATGCGAACAGGTTACCCATTGGCAACCACTACCACAACCACCGGAGGAATAGATTATGCCAAATTGGTGTGTAGGAGATTTAAAAATTAGAGGTGAATCCGCTGATATAACGCATTTTTTAACGGAGTGCATTGTAGGTTGCGAGTGTGACATTGATGAATTGGGTACGTTAGAAATCAAAAACATTAGAGGGCAAGCAATCAAAGGGGCTCGACGTGTTTTTTGCGACAACCCAAATGAAATCATTGAAGGATATGAGTTGGAGGGTGGGTATATCGTGGTCTTACCAATCTCAGCAGCATGGGTATTAAGTCCGCCTGAAATGATTGAATTAAGCAAAAATTTTAATGTTGATTTTAGGTTTTATGGATTTGAATGGGGGCAAGAATTTAATCAAGAGTTAGAAATCATAAAAGGCGTATTAACTTTAGATAAATGTATAGAATTTAAAAATTACATTTGGGAATGCCCTAAGCCTTATCTTGGGGGATAAAACCCATTTACAGCCCATTAAATCCCCTAACCACTCTTTACAAAAGAGGGGAATTTAAGTGGGCTGAATAATGTGTTTTACAGGAGAAAAGAATGCGATTAACCAAAGAAAAGGCGATACAGCTGATTCACATTGCCAAGCAACAGATACGCATGGACGAATTAAGTTATCGGATGTTGCTGAATGAGTTAACCGACAAAAACAGCACAAAACAAATGACCATGACGGAACTCATGAAAGTGCTTTCAGCGATGGAAAATAAAGGCTTTAAAAAGACCACAAAACGCCATCATTCGCCGACCACCGAAAACGCCAAAGTGAATAGCTTGATTGCCCACAAAATCCGCGCTATTTGGATTGAAATGAGCAAACAAGGGTTGGTGCGCGATGGTTCGGAAATTGCGTTAAACGCGTGGGTGCGTGGCGTGGTGAACCCGATTTATCAAAAGCGCGGTCAGAATATTCAGGTTTTGAACGTAGGCGCATTGCGCGATGACATGGCAAGTCTAGTGTTGGAACGCCTGAAAAAATGGCAAGCAAGGGGGCGTGTATGAAATTATGCCGTTGCCCGGTGTGTCATTCCGACATCAACCTAGACCAACTGCTAGAAGATGATGCCGGTCGTGAGTTATTAAGAATCATCACAGAATTAAAATACGGCGTAGCCCGTCCGTTAGTCAGCTATATCGCACTGTTTCGCCCTGAAAAATCCGCCTTGAGCAATACAAGGGCGGTGAAACTTATGCGCGATGTATTAGATCAGTTCCCGTCTTCACAACTTTTGGCCCACTCATTGAGTGAAACAGTCAGTGCGGTGCAAAAGAAACGCCGTGAAAGCAAAAATCTTGCCCCGTTAAGTAATCACAGCTATTTAAAACAAGTGATAGAAACTAACAAGCCACTATTTGTCGGCATTGGGACATCAAAACCGGATAATGCAGAACGGAAAGCAGAACCCAAACGGGAAAATGGCATCGAAAACACCATTTTATACATTGAAAACTTTGCCCGTCTAGGGCAATCCGTTGAGCATTTACCGGGCTATGAAGTGTGGAAAAAGTGGAAAGAACAGCAAAAAGGAGCGAAATAATGAGTACCGAAACCGATATTTTTGATGAAAAAGCCCCTGAAATTTTGGCTGATTTAGCCAAACACATTGAAACGCAGTTGCTTGCCAAAGTGAAACAAACTGCCGAATTTAATGCGGAGCTGGCAAAACAAATCGGCATTGAAGTGGCCGGGCATATTGCGAAAATGTGGGGTGGCGAAGTGATTTACATCCCGCGCAACCTAATTTTGCTGTTAAGCGAACGTGACCGTAAAATCTTCAATGAGTTCAACGGCACCAACCACCGCGAACTTGCGCGCAAATACAACGTATCCATGCAGTGGATTTACCAAATTGTGAAGCGCGTCACAAAAGAAGAAATCGCCCGACGGCAGTTTGATATGTTTGGGGAAAAATAACCGGTAAAAGTGAGAAAACGTCCGAAAGGGCGTTTTTTTAATGAGTAAAATAAAATTTATTGGAGTATGATTTTGCCGAACCATTTATAACTTCAGGAAAAAACATGAAAAAACTACTATGTGCCTTTTTTGCTGGTGTGCTAGCTTCCTCATTGACCGCTTGTTCCGAAGATGAAGACCCAAATGCACCAACGTACACCGAAACTTCAGATGTGGAAGTTGCCCTTTATAAATTACTTCCGGAAAGTAGCGGTAAAGCGGCAAGTTGTCGAAGTAGAAAAGTTGGTGAACATTACTATCTCGCCTGTAACTATATTTCTATGGGAACAGCACCATCATCGCTATATGTTTTCTATTACGACAAAGTAAAAGACCCGGTTAAACGCTTTTATGCGTTGAATGGTAAAGCCATGAGCCTATATGATGGACAGTTAAAATATGAGCCGATTTTAGGCAACTATAAAGACAGTTTTGGTTTGCCTCTGCCGGAAAGTATCAATATGGGCGAAGTAATGAAAGCATTTGAATTTATGCGCAAATAACTTCTTTAAATCACTTTAAAATCAATAAAACCCCATCCGTTTTAAACTCCTTTTAAGTTCACTTAGAAGGAGTTTTTTATGTCTTTATCCCTACCCATCACAAAAATCGTGATCCACTGTTCTGCCACAAAAAACGGCAAATCATTACGCACGGCGACCCAAACTGCCGCGCAACGTATCGACGAATGGCATAAACAGCGTGGTTTTAAGCGTAGCCCTGTGTTAGCCAAACAATTCAATCCGCATTTGCAACACCTAGGCTATCACTACGTCATTGATACCGACGGCACGGTTGAAACTGGCAGAATGGTCGGCGAAATCGGTGCGCATGTGAAAGGTCATAATCAATATTCTGTCGGCATTTGCCTTGTGGGTGGTATTGACGCAAGCGGTAAAAACTACGGTGAATACACTGAAAAACAATGGATTGCCCTGCACAAATTATTGCAAAAACTGGAAAGCGAATATCCCAGCGCACGCATTTGTGGACATCGTGATTTGAGTCCGGACATCAACGGTGACGGCACAATTACACCAAATGAATGGATTAAGGACTGCCCGTGTTTTGACGTGTGGACGTGGTTGGATTCCGAACAAGTAATTAATTTCGACCATTTGTTCAGGGGGTAAGCATGGGAATTGCATTATTGCTTGGGTTCATTTTTACCTTGTGTTTTGCAGCATCAATGATACATGAAGCTGACAGTATTGTTTCTGCGCTATTTCTGGTTTTAACGATAGGTTGCCTCGTGGTTGTCTTTACCATGCTCTCAATTAAAGACACTTGCCAAACATACGGCAAATTTAGTGTTGGCAGCACCCTATACCAATGCCAACAAATTCAGGAGGGCAAATGAGCGCGTCAATCAAATTACCAAGATATAAAAAGCAATTTACACGCGATCACAAATTAAGCCGAAATGCGAAACTTAACCGTGCAATCAACGGCGGACGCACTGCCGCACAAGGCTTTTACTTGTATTGGGGGTACTAATGAAAAGAGAAATTCGCGGTTTAACTGCCTTTAGCTTTATTTGGGAAACCATGATATTCGGTGGCTTTATCGGTGCGAATGAATTCGCCATTAAAAACCTTGTTCAAGCCTATGAATGGTTCTTCTATTTCATGACGGCGTTGTCAGTGTTGCCGCTTTTAGTCGGCTTTCCTGCCCCTAAATATCAATACACCAAAGCGAAATTCCATTGGGAAATGATAACCAACACTCTACTTGGCATCATGCTGGCGTACTACGGTTATTTTTGGTGTGCAACTATCCTGACTTTTGTTGGCTATATATTCGCGCAACAAAATTATTTTAGTGAGGAAAAAGAAAATGGCGATGAAAGAACTGATAACCAATGATAACGGACGCCTTTCAACAACCGCCTTTATCCAATTCTTTGGTGCGTTATTGATGGCTGGCATTTTAGTGTATGCCGTATGGTTAGACCGCGCTTATGTCAGCGATTTGTTTACTACGTTCGCCCTATTCTGCGGTGGCGGTGTGGCGACGAAAGGATTTGCTAATGCAATGCAAAACCGCAAACAAGGAGAACGGGATGATTAATCTTTATGTTATCGGTGCGGTGCTTGCCCTTGTGGTTGGCGGATTTATTCACAATCGCCTGCAAGCCGCCAAAATTCGCAAACTGCAAGAAGAAATCGAATTCGTGAAACGTGAAGCGGCAGCTGTCGCCCAGGAGTTGGAAAATGCTAATACAGCCAAAAACATTGCTGAAACTAACCGCACTTTGTCTGGCAAGTCTGTTGATGAGCAGTTGCAGTCAAAAGGTTATTTCCGTGAAGACTAGCGGGTGTTCAGCGTTCGGCCTGATTTATCCAAGTCGTAAAGACACCGAAGAAACTAAGCGGCAGGTGCTGAACCATAACCTGACCTATGAAAAAATCTGCCAAAAAAAGGAACCTAAATAATGCTTGAAGCACTTGATTTTATTCAGCGGCACTGGGCGATTGTAGTGACGGTTGGCGGTGCTGTGTGGACGTATTTTTGGCTGACGATGGACAGCAAATACGCTCGTAAATCCGATGTAGCCGATTTACGTAAGGCAATTGAAACTAATGAAAAAAGCCTGTCGGAAGTGAAAGGCGAATTGCGTCATCTGCCAACCTCAAAAGAAGTGGCCGATTTGCGTTTATTAATGACGGAAATGAAAGGTAAAACCGACGTGTTAAATACCAACATTGGTAGCCTTAACCATCAAGTGAAGTTATTAATTGAAAAAGAGGTAAATAAGGAATGATGCGCCAAGATATTTTCACCAAGGATCAACGATTAGTCATTCTGCGCTCTCTTGAAGAGTGCGGTTACGATGCCAATGAAAGCATTTTAAACGATTGTTTGGATATGTACGGTCACGATATTAGCCGTGACTTGGTGCGTAATCACCTATTATGGCTTGAGGAGCAAGGCTTAATCACCATCGCTAGACTCAATAGCAACGGAAAAGAATTTTATGTGGCCACTATCACGCAACGTGGTTTAGATGTGGCGCAAGGTCGCGCTTTCGTGGACGGCGTAAAAAAGCCAAGTCCAAAGATTTAAACCCGGTTTAAAGGAGGTTTAAATGACCGACAAAAACACACGCGGCCGCGCCAGTAAAGTGGACTTATTGCCACCGAATATCAAAACCCAACTGGCGATGATGTTGCGCGACAAGCACCTTTCCCAAGCGCAAATCCTTGAAGAAATCAACGACCTGATCCGCGATTGCGGGTTAGATGACAGCTATCAATTAAGCCGAACAGGTCTTAACCGTTACGCCAGCCGCATGGAACAAATGGCGAGCAAAATTCGCAATGCGCGTGAAGTCGCTGAGATTTGGACGAAGCAATTCGGCGAGGCACCACAAAGCGATATTGGCAAACTGCTCATGGAAATCGTGAAGAATCTTGCCTTTGAAACATCTATCGGCATGAGCGAAAACGGCAAGGCGGAACCGAAGGATTTGGCGTTGTTATCCTCCGCGATTCAGCGGTTGGAACAGGCGGAAAGTCTATCCCATAAACGTGAACAGGCAATTCGTAAAGAAATGGCGCAATTAGCGGCGGAAACCGCTGAAAAAGTCGTGGTGCAGGCAGGATTGTCAGCCGATACGGTGCGCACAATTAAAGAACAGATTTTAGGTATTGCATAATGGCATTATTAAATAACAGACCGTTAAACGAATTAGCCCCTGAATGTCAGTCATTCCTTGACTGCATTCATGCGTTTAATCCGATGGAACTGTTGTTGGGCTATCAAAAACGCTGGATTGCAGATGATAGTCAACTCAAGATAGCCGAGAAAACCCGTCGTTGCGGTTTAACATGGGCGGAAGCGGCAGATAATGCCCTGATTGCCAGTACCCGAAAATCAGACGGTGGCTCTGATGTGTTCTACATCGGCTCAAACAAGGAAATGGCGCGTGAATATATCGACGCTGTTGCTATGTGGGCGAAGGCTTTTAACTACGCCGCCGGAGAAATTCAAGAAGAAGTCTTTGAAGATGAAGACAAAGACATTTTGACTTATGTCATTTATTTCGCTTCAGGCTTCAAAGTTAAAGCACTTTCATCCAATCCTAAGAACTTGCGCGGTATGCAAGGTATCGTTGTGATTGATGAAGCTGCATTCCACGAATACCTCGCCGAGGTGCTTAAAGCCGCATTAGCGTTGACGATGTGGGGTGCAAAAGTGCGGGTGATCTCAACGCATAACGGCGCAGATAATTTATTCAATGAGCTGATTCTTGACAGCCGAGCGGGTCGAAAACGCTATTCCGTTCACACCATCACAATCGAAGATGCTTGCCACGATGGTTTATATCAACGTATTTGTCAGGTCACCAAACAAGAATGGTCAGCTGAAAAAGAACAGGAATGGATTGATAACCTATTAAAAGATACGGCAAGCGAAGAAGACGCGCTGGAAGAATATTTCTGCGTGCCGAAAAACGGTTCAGGCTTGTGGCTTTCCCGTGCCTTGATTGAGCGTCAAATGAGCGAGAAAACGCCGGTAGTGCGTTTTGAAGCCAAAGACGGTTTCAGTCTAGTGCCGGAACCGACACGCTATAAAGAAATGGAAGATTGGAGCGAAAAAACGTTAGCTCCGATTTTGCAGGGCTTATCGCCGAATTTATTGCACTTCTTCGGCGAAGACTTTGCCCGTAGCGGCGACATGACTTCTTTTGTCATTTTAGCCCAACAGCAGAACCTAACCAAGCAAGTGCAGTTCATCGTTGAACTGGGCAATATGCCTTATAAACAACAGGAACAAATCGTGCTGTTTATTTTAAAACGACTTCCCCGCTTTTCCGGTGCGGCATTTGACGCACGCGGTAATGGTGGCTATTTGGCGGAATCAGCTCGTGACGCTTTTGGCTCATTGGTTGATTGTGTTCAGTTATCGGAAAAATGGTATCGCGAACACACTGCACCATTTAAAGCCGCCTTAGAGGATGGTGAACTCGAAGCTATTCCGAAAGACGCCGATATTCTCGCTGACTTACGTTCATTCCAAGTCGTAAAAGGCGTGCCTCGCATACCGGATAAGCGGGTGAAAAGTGCGGATGGCAAAAGCAAACGCCACGGTGACACGGCAATCGCATTGTTGTTAGCACACTATGCAAGTCGTCAGTTGATTCAATTGCCGGTAAAAGCCCATAGCCGTAAACCTCGCGCCAGTCGTAAAATGACCCAAGGATATTAACCATGACAACCAAAAAACAAGATTTAGTCACCGTCATCGCTACCCGCGCCAAAGCTATCGACTTTTGGTCGTTTATGCATTATTTACCCAACCCTGATCCTGTTTTGAAAAAAATGGGCAAGGACATTTCGGCTTACCGTGAAATCCTATCGGACAGCCACGTGGGTGGCTGTGTGCGCCGCAGAAAAGCGGCAATCAAGGGGCTTGAATGGCGCATTACCCCAACCGGTAACGAAAAAACGGACGAGATTCTAACCGCACTTTTTGACCGCTTGCCGGTGAGCAAAATCATCAACCAAATTTTAGATGCTACCCTGTTTGGCTACCAAGCCTTGGAAGTCATGTGGGAAAACCAAGACGGCTTATTATTGCCTGTTGCCGTGGTGGGTAAACCGCAGGAATGGTTTGTGTTCGATGAAGAAAACCGTTTAATGCTCCGCACCAAAGATAACCGCAACGGCGACCTTGTTCCGGAAAAGAAATTTTTACTCGCAACTCAACAGGCCGACTACATGAACCCATACGGTCGCGCAGACCTAGCGATGTGTTTTTGGGCGGCAACTTTCAAGAAAGGCGGGTTCAAATTTTGGCTTGAATTTATGGAAAAATACGGGTCGCCTTGGCTAGTCGGCAAACATCCTCGTCAAGCTCAGGTGCATGAAATTAATGAGTTGCTGACAAGTATGGAGGAAATGCTTGGCACGGCGGTGGCAGCAATCCCCGAAGACAGCTCCATTTCCATGTTGGAAAGCGCAAGCAAAAGCGGTTCTTCCCAAGTATTTGATGATTTCCTGCGTTACTGTAAGTCTGAAATCGCCATTGCGCTTTTAGGGCAAAACCAAACAACCGAAGCGGAGGCCAACCGCGCCAGTGCAACGGCAGGCTTAGAAGTGACACTCGACATTCGCGATGATGATGCAAGCCTTGTGGAAGGCGTATTCAATCAATTATTGGCGTGGATTTGCGAGCTGAATTTCAGTGTAGAAACATTGCCGACCTTTGATTTGTACGAACAGGAAAGCATTGACAAACTCCAAGCGGAACGTGACGGCTTACTGGTGGGCTTGGGCGTGCAGTTTACCGAACAATACTTAATGCGTACCTACGGCTTTGAAGAAGGCGACATTGTGGTACAAGAAATCTCCCCTAACCCCTCTTTACAAAAGAGGGGGACGGCTAAGGTAGATTTTGCCGAACCAATTCCGAAATCTATCGTGGACAGCATTGGTGAGCAGTTGGAAGTCGAAGGCGAACCGTTCGTGGAGGAATGGCTACAAACCATCAAAGACCAACTTTCACAGGCGGAAAGCCTGGAAGACTTCCGTCATCAGCTCGACAGTTTAATTCCTGAATTGAGTTTCGCCGAATATGGCAAGGTGATGGCTTGGGCATCAACTACCGCGCATTTTGCCGGTCGTCAATCAGTAGAAGATGAGCGCAAATAATGAGTAAGTTCACTTTTGAAGAGCAGGTCAAATATTTTGAGAAGAAACTCAATTTACCGACCAACAGTTATTTAGACGTGCTGGGCGAAGAACATGATTATTTCTTCGTTGTCGCCGGGGCGAATCGTAACGAAGTGCTTACAGCGTTTCGCGAAGCGGTGGATGAAGCGATTCAAAACGGCGAAACCCTTGAAGGTTTCCGTAAGCGCTTTGACGAGATTGTGGCAAATACCGGCTGGCAATATAACGGAGGTCGCAACTGGCGCACACGGATTATTTACGACACTAACGTTTATGGTGCATATAACCGTGGGCGTTTAAAACAACATTTAGACTTGGCGGATGTATTGCCTTATTGGGAATATCATCACCATGATAATGAACATCCGCGCGAAGAACATATTGCGTTAGATGGTACAATTCTGCCGGCCACAGATCCGTTTTGGCGTTACTACTACCCAATCAAAGCCTACGGTTGCCACTGTACCGTATCGGCGCATGATGAAGACGACTTAGCTGAAATGGGTAAAACCGTCAGCTCATCGCCTGAAATCGAATGGGAAGAAAAACTGGTGGGCGTGCGTTCCGGCAATCCGCGCACTGTACGTGTACCGAAAGGCTATGATGTGGGTTTTGCGCCCTACAACTTTGAACGCCTCACCCAATCCCGAGATGTGGACGTGGACAAGCTGTTACTGCAAAAAATGACGACAGCAGAACCGCACTTAGCCAGTCTGCTGATTGATGACGTGCTGAAAAATCCGAAAGCCATGGCGTTGTTAAACGGCGCGATGAAAGACATGGTCGATACAGTCAGTCAGCAAAAAATCGCACGTGGCAACATGAAATACGTGGGCGTGATTCCGGAAAACGTGATCACCAAATTAGACAATTTAGATAAAGCCCCACAAAGTGCGGTGATTGCAGTGCGTGATGATGACGTATTGCATGCACTACGCGACAGCAAACAAGCCAAGGGAATCAGCTTGCCTGTAGAATTTTGGGAGCAGTTGCCCGAAAAGCTACGCCATCCGAAGGCGATTTTATTGGACGACCAACAAAAACAACCGACCCTGTTATTCGTCTATGAAACCGAACAAGGTAAAGTGGCGGTTAAAATGGACTATGAAATCAAGCTAAAAGACGTGTTGAGCGGTAAGAAATTACCACATAAATTGAACATGGTCAGAACAGCAAGTCGTTTAGAAGATTTAAGCGCGTTAGGACGGTTTGAAGTGTTATATGGGGAGTTGTGATTATTGCGGTGGTTTGCCTGATTCGAACAGGATAATGCGGGCTTATGCCAAGCAACCTTTCCAGTAGGAAACCCCCACCGCAAGATGACTATACGCCCGCGCCGAATTTAAAGCAAGAGAATACCCTATGTTAAAGATCAGCCTTAACGACAACCAGGCGATTCAAAAACTCACAAAAATCGCAAGTCAACTGCAACGCCCGCGTGAATTGTACGGCATGCTGGGTGAAACCTTGAAGAAAATTCATGCGGCACGCTTTGAAGCGGAAGTTGAGTCAACCGGCAAACGCTGGCAATCACTTTCACCAAGAACTAAAGCCTTGAAAGCAAAGCGTGGTAAAAGTACAAAGATTTTACGGCAAGATGGCTACCTTGCAGATCGTACGGCGTATAATTACGACGACAAAGGTGTAGAGTTCGGCAGTGATGCAAAGTATGCCCGTTTGCACCAATTCGGTGGCAATGCTGGCCGCGGTAAGAAAGTGAAAATTCCTGCACGTCCATGGTTAGGTGTGAACGCTCAGGACGAACAAAAACTTCTGAAAAAAGCCACCGCACTTTTGCAACGTCAAATTAACCAAAATTTAAGATAACCACTAAAAATCAAAATAACGCCACAAATTTGCGCTGTGGAGTTTAAATCTCAAAATAATACGATTTATTGTCTCAAAAAATTTAAATCGAATTTAAGCGATTTGAACCGCATTTAAAGCGTTTTAAATTTCAAGATAAAGTGTAATTTACTTTTAGCCCCAAATTCCCCTTCAAACCTTTAAAGCAGTTTAAAATCCAAACGTCTCTTTTCCTCCTATGCTAACGGTATTCAAACGAGGATACCTTATGCAACTAATCGAAATTTTCAAGGCAGGCAAACGCCACGACGCAAATGGTGTGGAAGTAGAAATTACCACTACCGATTTGCAACAAGCCGTTGACGCTTACAACATCAATTTTCACGAATCACCTGCCGTTATTGGACACCCTAAACACAATGCGCCCGCTTATGGCTGGGTAAAACGTCTTGAACTGGATGGCGATGTACTTAAAGCCGAATTCGACCAAATCGACCCCGAATTTGCCGAAATGGTAGAAAAAGGGCGTTTCAAAAAAGTGTCATCTTCTTTCTATCTTGCCGACAGCCCGAACAATCCTTGCCCGGGTAACTTGTATCTACGCCATGTCGGCTTTTTAGGTGCAATGCCACCTGCTGTGAAAGGCCTACGCAATCCCGAATTCGCCGACAACGAACAAGGCGTGGTGGATTTTTCCGATTGGGCGGAAGCCAGTCTTTGGCGACGTTTGCGGGATTGGATTATCGGCACGCACGGACAGGAAGAAGCGGACAAAGCCGTGCCGGATTATTTGGTGGCAAGCGTGCAGGAAGAATCCATTCGCAATGATTTAAAGCGGTATCAACAAGACGAAACAGGTATTCCAATGCCTAGTTTTAATGAACCAAATCAACCTTCAGAACCACAAGGAGAACCTGAAATGACAACTGAAGAAATTGCGGCATTGAAAGCGGAAAACGAACAGTTGAAAGCGGAAAAAGCCGAAGCAGAACTGAACAAAGCCAAAGCCGACAATGCCGACTTTGCCGAAGGTTTAGTGAAAGCGGGAAAACTTGCCCCGGTGGCGAAACAACAAGCCATCGATTTATTGAATTACGGCTCGACTACTGCCGCAGGTGGCGTGGTTGAATTTGGCGAAGGTGAAAACCTGCACGGCAAAATCAAAGCGTTTTTGGAAGCGCAACCACAAATTGTGGAATTTGGCGAAGTGGCGACCAAAGACAAAGCCGCAGGCGCAGAAGACGGCACAGTGCAATATGCCGAAGGCACGTCAGCTGACGCCATCGACATGGACAAAAAAGTCCGTGCTTACATGAAAGAACACAATGTGGATTACACAGCCGCATTTAACGCAATCACTCAATAAAGGAGCAAATCAATGACTGATTTATCAAAACAACGCGTCGTTGACCCGGTATTAACCGAACTCGCGCAAGGCTATTACAACGGCAACATGATTTCCGAAGTGTTATTCCCGGTTGCCGAAATACAAAAAGAAGGCGGCAAAATCCCGACATTCGGTCGTTTGGCTTTCCGTTTACAAACCACCAAGCGCGAATTGCGTGCGGCATCTAACCGTTTAACACCGGAAGATATTGGATCTTTGACTGTTGTTTTAGAAGAAAACGACATCGAATATCCGATTGACATCCGTGAAGTGAATGATACCGAAGGTGTGTATCCATTACGTCAATATGCAACCGGTGTGACGCAAGATGTGATTGCGCTCGGTCGTGAAAAATATTGTGCCGGTTTGGCTTTAGATGAAGCGAACTACGACCAAACCAACAAAGTGACTTTGAGTGGTACTTCTCAATTCTCTGATCCTAACTCCGACCCGATTGGCGTAATTAAAGCCGGTATCCGCGCAATTAAGCGCACCACTGGTCGCAAACCAAACGTATGCGCCATCTCCGGTGACGTGTGGGAAGTGTTAAGCGAACACCCGAAAGTGTTGGAAAAAATCAAATACGTGTCCACTGCGGTATTAACACCGGAAGACTTTGCGCGCTTAGTCAAAATTGACAAAGTGGTCATCGGTGAAGCTGTGTACGAAGAAAGCGGTGACTTAAAAGATATTTGGTCGAAATCGATTGTGCTGGCTTATGTTGCCCCGCCGTCCAAAGAGAAAAAACAAAACATTTATGAGCCGTCATACGGTTATACCGTGCGTCGTAAAAACGGCTTGTATGTGGATACCTACACCGAAGTTGGCGGCAAAGTTGAATTGGTGCGTACTACCGATATTCACAAACCGTATATCGTGGGTAAAGCCGCCGGTTACTTAATCAAAGGCTGTATTTAAACCCGATTCAAACCGCATTTAAACCCGTTTTAAGTGCGGTCATTTTTCACCCCATAAGGAAGAAATTATGTCTGAATTACAGAAAAAAGCGTATTTGGTAGCCGCCGCGATGGCAATTTTGCACAACGGTGTCCGCTATGAGCAAGGCGACAAAATCGAACTGACCGATGAAGAAGCGGAAAAAATTTCGCTTTACATTGTATTAGACGACACCGAAGCAGAACGCCAACAAGCTGAAGCGGAAGCCGAAAAACAACGTTTAGCAGCAGAAAAAGCGGCGCAGGAAGCTGCCGAAAAAACTGCAAAAGACGCGGCAGAACAGGAAGCAAAGGAAAAGGACGAAGCAGAGAAAAACGCGCAGGAAGCCGCTAAAAAACGCGGTCAGGCTGACAAAGTCGTCCAAGATAACAAAGATAAGGACGAGCAATAATGTACATCTCGGCACAAGATTTAACGGAAGTGATGAGTGAAAGCACGCTCATCGCCTTATCAAACGACACATCACGCGCAACGGAAGCAGACCAAGCCGTGCTTACCAAAGCCTGCGCTTACGCCACGGAAATCGTGGACGGCTATTTGCGTTCGCGTTATGTGTTGCCGTTAAGCCAAGTGCCGACCCTTGTACGCAATATCTGTTTGCAACTGGCGCGTTTTTGGTTGTATTCACGCCGACCGGAAGGCAAGGGCTTTCCGGATAATGTGAAGGAAACCCACACACAAGCCTTGAAGGATTTGGAGCGGATTCAAAAAGGCAAGTTACACCTTGGTTTAACCGAACTAGGCTCAGCCCAAGATGACAACCTGCCGTCCGCCCTTAAATTCAAAACAAAGGCTCCGCAGAAACTGGATTTATCAGGATATTAATATGAGTGCCACGCTCCCGATTTTAGACAGCATCCGCAAGCGGATTGAAGACAAAACGGAACAGTTCAGAATTGAATTATTTCCTGATGATTTAGAACACTACAACCTCACCGACGAATTCGGTGCGGTGTTGGTGCAGTATGCCGGCTCGAAGTTTGAAAACATTGACAGCGTGGACATTATCCAACAACGCCGCGTGGTAATGATTGCCCTCACGGTGATCGCCCGCAGTCAGCATGACGACCATGGCGCAGTGGATATGCTTGACAAAATCCGCCTTGCCGTAGTGGGCTTTAAGCCGACCAACTGCACCGCTTGTCATTTGATAAGTGAGGAATTTGCGGGCGAAGCAGACGGACTTTGGCAATATCAGCTGATGGTGCAAACGGAAACGTGGCAAGTGGAGCTTTGCGAATCCAAAGATTTACCTAAATTTACCGCCGCACTTTCTCGCCGTGCGGGCAACCCTAAACCTAATCAACCCTAGGAGATAACTATGGCATTTCATCATGGGACAGAAACAAAACGTGAAAACGGTGGTTCTGTTGCTGTAAGTACCGTCGATGGCGCAATTATCGGTATTGTCGGCACAGCCCCAATCGGCGCAGTGAATGATCTCACTGTATGCCAAACCACTAAAGACTTTTCAAAGTTTGGAGTGATCTTAAACAAAGGCTTTACGCTGCCTGATGCCTTTGACATTTTGGCTCGTTATGCCTCCGGTAAAGTGTATGTAGTCAACGTATTAGATCCAACCAAACACAAAACCAACGTCACTAACGAAGTTTTAACCCAAGATAGCAACACATTACGTGCCCAAACCGCGCACGCAGGGTTGTTGAATTTAACCTTAATTTCCAACCGCACTTTAACCCCGGATACGGATTATGTAGCGGATATGCAAACCGGTGAAATCACGCTAAAAGCCCGCCATGAAACCTTAAAAGCTACTTACGACTACGCCGACCCAAGCAAAGTCACCGAAGCAGATATTAAAGGCGGCATTGATTTGGCAAGTGGTAAACGCAAAGGCTTTGAGTTATTGCGTGATGGCTTCAACCTTTACGGCGCGGACGCCAAAATTCTGATCTGCCCTGAATTTGATAAAACTGCAAGTTGTGCAGCGGCATTAGGTACGCTTGCAGATCAGCTTCATGCAAAAGCGTATATTCAGTTACCCAAAGGCACATCGCTTTCTAAAGCCATTCAAGGACGTGGGCCAATGGGAACAATCAATGCGTCAGCGAGTAATGAAAATGTTCGACATTTTTATCCTTATGCAATCGGCTCAAGTAATGAACTTGAAAGTTTAGCCACCCACGCGGCAGGTTTACGAATGAAAGTGGATGTGGAACATGGCTACTGGTTTAGCTCCTCAAATCGTGAATTAGCCGGTGTTATTGGTATGGAAGTGCCATTAACCGCGCGTATTGATGATAAGCAATCCGAAACTAACCAGCTTAACGCAGTAGGCATCACAACCATTTTTAATTCATTTGGCACAGGCTTTCGCTTGTGGGGCAATCGTTCATCTAACTTTCCAACCGTCACCCACATCAGTAATTTTGAAGTGGCTTCACGCACAGGTGATATTATCGATGAATCTATTCGCCAAGCTGAATTACAGTTTATGGATTTACCGGTTGATGATGCTTTAGTTGATAGTTTTATTGAAACGATTGATACTTTCATGCGATCACAAAAATCCATTGTGGGTTATAGCGTAGGTCTTGACTATGATGAAGACTTGGTCAACGAATTTAGTCAAGGTCATATTCCACTGGTGTATGACTACACGCCTAAACTACCAGGTGAGCGCGTAACTAACCGTTCGGTAATGACCCGTAAATACTTAGCAAACTTGGTTTCACAACGATAGGAGTAAGAAACAATGAGTATTTCAATTAACCAAATTGTGAATGCTAATGTGTATATCGACGGCAATTCTCAAATGGGTAAAGCACAAGAATTCAAGATTCCTGATATTGAATTTGAGATGATTGAGCATAAAGGATTGGGGTTATTCGGCACAATTAAATTACCGTCGGGAGCCAATGCAATCGAAGCTGGTGTGATTTGGGATAGTTTCTATCCCGAGGTGCGAGCCAAATTGTATAACCCATTTAAAAATATTCAATTAATGTGTCGTTCTGACTTACAAGTTTTTGATGCAAGAGGTTTATCAGCCGAAGAAAAAATGGTAACCATTATGAATGTATCATCAGCTAAAGTAGGAGGTACAGGTATTAAAAATAAAGAAAATGCTGCATTTGATGATACCTTTACAGTAAATTCAATTAAGCAAATTGTGGCAGGCAAAGAAATCCTGTTTATTGATTTGTTTGCCAACATCTTCCGTGTAAACGGTCAAGATGTGTTGCAAAAATACCGCACCAACATTGGGCAGTAGATTTCTTTAAATCAGTTTAAAAGCTAAACTGACCGCACTTTTATAAACTCCTTTGTGAAAGTTAAACAATCTCACAAAGGAGTTTTTTATGTCTGAAACTATTCTCACCCTGAATTACCCTATCCAAGACGGGCAAGGCAATACCCTCACCGAATTAACCATCCGCCGTCCGAAAGTCAAAGACCTGCGCAAAATGAAAGGTGCAACCGAAGTGGAACAAAGCATCAATATTCTCGCTATGGTCACGGGGCTTGTGCCGGAAGATATTGACGAGCTGGATATGTCCGATTTTCAGCGTGCGGCAAAAGTCATCGAAGATATGCAGGCGGGAAAGTCAATCTAGAAAGCCTGAATGCGGCGCTGGCGGATTTAGCCTTTTGGTTCGGTTTCCAACCAAGCGAATTGGAAGATATGACCTTGGACGAAGTGGAACGTTGGCTGGAACAAGCCAACCGACAAATAAAAGCCAAATACACAAAAGCCGCTATTTAAGCGGCTTTGTTTTTAATGTCTGAACACCGTTTGGGCGGTGGTGAAAATCCCTGTTAGGGAGGTGATGGCGACTTTCCCGGCAAAGGCAAGCAAAGCACTGATTAATGCCCACGGCAACATAAATAAAAAGGCAGATAACCCGACAGAAACCCAGTTTAGGTCGTTGTTTTGGGCATAGAACGATAAGAAGTGGTAAAGGCTATATCCATAACCGCCAAAAGCAAATAAAAACACCACGGCTTGCACTCTCTCCACCAGTTTTTCAGTTTTCATTTTCACCTCCTTATCAATTAAACGGGACTATAAACGATGTCGAATAAATTAGCAATTGGTTTAGTGATCACAGCAGGCGTAAGCGGTGCGATTAAAGGCATTCGTTCCGTTTGTAGCAGTTTTAAGATCTTGCAAGACCAAACCCTAAGCACTACGCAGAAAATGGGGGCGTTGGCAAAAACAGGGCTTGCAGGTTTTAGTACATTGGCGTCCTCCGCCACGGCAGTGATGGGAACCATTCGTGGACTTGCTGACCCTGCAATCAAATTTGAAAGCGCGATGGCGGATGTGAAAAAGGTTGTTAATTTTGACACGCCGGAGCAGTTCAAAGAAATGGGTAACGACATTTTGAAACTGACCCGTACTATTCCTATGGCAGGCGAAGAAATCGCCGCTATCGTTGCCGCAGGTGGTCAGTCCGGTGTTGCGCGGGAAAACCTATTAAGTTATGCCAAAGACGCGGCAACTATGGGAGTGGCGTTTGATATGGCAGCGGGCGATGCCGGGGAAGCTATGGCGACCATGGCAAACGTATTGGGTAAGCCTATCACCGAGATGGCACAATTCGGTGATGTCATCAACCACTTGTCCGACAATGCCAATTCAAAAGCGAAGGATATTGTTAATGTCATCACACGTGTGGGTTCCGACACAAGAATGCTTGGGCTTTCCGAAAAACAATCAGCCGCACTCGGTTCTACTTTCCTTTCCATGGGGAAAGCTCCGGAGCTCGCCGCACAGGCGGTGAAAGGGATGTCATCAGCATTTCTGCAACTCAAAGCGGGTGACCATGAAAAAGAATTGAAACAGCTCGGCTTTACCACCAAAAGTTTCGCAGCGGCGATGAACAAAGACGCACAAGGCGCGATTTCCTCTTTCATTGAGAAAGTGAAGAAAATGCCGAAGGATAAGCAATATCCGCTCCTTGCCAAAGTGTTCGGTAAACAATATGCCGATGATGTGTTGCTGTTGGCGCAAAACACCGGGGAATACAACCGTCAGTTAGGGTTACTACAAGAAACTGATGCAAACGGTAATTTGAAATATATCGGATCCATGCAACGGGAGTTTGAAAACCGCAGTAACACCACGGAAAACAAGCTCACCAAGCTAAAAAGTAGCCTCACCGAAATTGCCACCAAAATCGGCAATGCTTTTCTACCAGTGATCACCTCTTTCGTGGAAAACATTACCCCGGTGATTTATGGCATTACTGAATGGGTAGAAACCAATCCTCAACTCATGGAGTGGGTTTTGACCATTGGGGGCGGAATTGGTGCTGTGGTCGGCGGATTGCTGACGTTGCATTCAGCATTTTCGTTTGTTTCTGCCGGATTATTGCCATTTATAAAAGTAGGTAAATTCTTAGGGGGATTTTTAGGTAATTTTCTGTTTTCAGCAATTAGTAAGTTATCGCTCGGTTTGGGCTATTTAATCGGCTATGTGATTAAAGGTGCAATGATGTTCGGTAAGGCGATTTTGATGATGAGCCGAGCTCTGCTTACCAATCCAATCGGCTTATTGATTACCGGCATTGCGGTTGCTGCTTATCTGATTTATGACAACTGGGGAAAAATCGGGCCATGGTTTGCTGAATTGTGGCAAACAGTTTCCGGTGCATTTTCCTCTGCTTGGAGCAGTATCACGAATTTCTGTTCCGAAGCATGGACAAACATCAGTAATTTCTTCACCTCCGGCATTGGCAACATTACCGCCACAGTCCTGGACTGGTCACCGTTAGGATTGTTCCAGCAAGTCTTTTCTACCGTACTTTCGTGGTTTGGGATTGATGTGCCAAGCAAGTTCAGCGATTTCGGTAAGAACATGATTGACGGCTTGGTGAACGGCATTAAAAACGCTTGGGAAGGTGCGAAACAAATCGTTTCCGACCTTGGTGAAGGCATTAAGGGTTGGTTTGCGGAAAAACTCGGCATTCATTCGCCAAGCCGTGTGTTTAAAGGCTACGGCGTAAACGTGGTGGAAGGCTTGGCAATCGGCATGAATAAATCCATCCCGATGGCAGAAGATGCCTCCGATAACCTATCAAGTGCGGTCGGTTTAAATGGCGTTTCACACAACATCGGGTTACTTACAAATTATCAGCCATTAAACCGCGCAGAAGTCATGTCATCGGCAACCGCACAAGCACAAGGCATTACGGTGCATTTTAACCCGACTATTAATGTCAATGGCGGCGATAGAAACGGCGTTTTAAATCAAGTTGAACAGGGCTTAAAAATGAGTTTAAGCGAATTCGAAATGATGTTAAAACGCGTGTTAGACCAACAACAACGGAGAACCTATTAATGTATTTTATGCTGGGAAATGTGGCATTTGAACCCGTTGATTTAACAGATTTCAACGAAACCCACTCGGCAGATTATGCCGAACACGCCGTATTAAAAGGCAAACCGCGCTTGCAAGCTATGGGCGAAAAACTCTCTGAGCTTTCTTTTGCCATTCGTCTGCATCATAAAATCGGCGGTGTAGAAAAACGTTATCAAGCCTTGTTATCTGCTCAATCCAAACAGGAAGCCATGTCTTTGATTATTGGGCGCAGCAAATACAAAGGCAATTTTGTGATCACCGATATTACCTCGGTGACCTTGTTCACCGATAAGTTTGGCAATGCTTTGGCGCGTGAAATGACGATTAGTCTGCGTGAATTTGTGGGAGAAATAGAAAACAACCCACTGGGCGCAGCATTAAACATTGGTGGCAATTCGTTGTTGGGGTCAATTTTACCTGCCGGTGCGGTCAAAACCCTTTCACAAGTGAAAGAAACCGTGCAAAAAGGCGCAGAACTGTTTAATCAAGGCAGACAAATTGTAGATGAAGTCAGAAACACCGTTGCCGTTGTGCGCCAATTATCCAATGACCCTATGGCGGCGCTGGCTTATTTGCCGGGCATTTTAGCGAATCTTGATGGGGCGTTAGGTAATTTTGGTGAACTCACCGGTATGAATGATTTATTTGAAGGTGTGCATAAAGTCTTACCGGCAATTAGTGATTTTGCTCGAGAAAGTGCGGGTATTTATGGTGATTTGCAATCAATGAAAGAAAGCCTAACCTTTGGCAAGGAATCAAACGGCAGTAACTGGGATGATTGGTTTAAGCCTGCGGATAATGCATTAAGCGACATTAACGAACGCATTGACAATGCCGCCACACCTGTCGCCGCTATGACGGCATGGATTGTTTTACGCGAAGACGAGGACGTGACACATGACACAGCAGACCGTACTTAAACACACCGTAAAACAAGGCGAACGCTGGGATAACCTCGCCTATTACTACTACGGCAATGCGCTGGAATTTGCGCGTATTATCAATGCGAATCCGCATATTAGCCTGTGCGAAGTATTGCCTACCGGCGCGACCGTATATATTCCGGTGTTAGACATTAAACCGACCAATAACGATTCTATGCCGCCATGGCTAAGAGGTGGTGATGAATAACGTTCCAATGCCTGATTTCTCCATGCTGTATGACAAAACCAACATCACGGCAGATATTGAACCGCATTTGCTTGAGCTGACTTACACCGACAATCTGGAGGGCGAATCGGACGAATTGACGGTTTCCTTTGAAGACATTAGCGGTAAGTGGATTCGGCAGTGGTATCCAACCCAAGGCGATAAGCTCAAAGCGGCAATCGGCTACAAAGGCGCACAGCTCACCGACATTGGTGCGTTTGAAATTGATGAGGTGGAATACAATTACCGCCCGTCTTATATCCAAATCAAGGCATTAAGCACCGGTATTGCCAAGGCAAACCGCACTTTAAAGCCGAAAGCCTATGAAAACACTACGCTGAAACAAATCGTCGGCATTATTGCTGGGCGGTTAAAGCTCAAAGTCGTCGGCACGATTAAACATATCCCAGTGCAACGTGCGACTCAATATCAAGAACGCGACGTGGAATTCTTGGCACGCCTTGCCCGTGAATATCACCACAGTTTCAAAATTGTGGGCGATCAGTTGGTTTTCACCGATAAAGACGAGCTGGGCAAAAGCGAAGTGGTGGTGACGATTGAAGAAAAAGACACGATTTCTATTAGCCTGCGCGACCGAATCAAAGACACCGCAAAAGAAGTGGATGTCAGCGGTTACGACGCTAACGGCAAAAAAGTCATTAAAAAACGCAAGAAAGCCAAGGCACTGCGCGAAAACATGAAACAGGCGCAAAGCGCAAGCGGTGACACTTTGAAAGTGGTCACGCGCGGTGAAACGCAGGAGCAAATTGACGCACGTGCTGATGCGGCACTAGCTGAACAGAATGACGACCAAACCGCAGGCAATGTCACGCTGATTGGTAACCCGAAGCTGGTTGCAGGTAGCACGCTATTATTGCGTAATCTTGGCATTTTTAGCGGTAAATATCTGATTAAATCCTCGCGTCACACTATCTCACGAAACGGTGGTTACACCACAAGCATTGAGGTGCGAATGTTGGAATTTATCCCGGATGATTTACTTAACACTGGCGCAGTAAGTGAGACGACACAGGAGCAAGATAATGAACACTCATAATTTTGGGGCAACCTATCAAGAAGGCATTGTTTCTGCTGTTGATCCAAAAACACACAAAGTGCGGTGCAAAATCCCCGCGCTTGAAGATTTAGAAACCGCCTGGTTGTCTTATTTAACCCCTAATGCTGGCGGTAATCAGTTTTACTGCTTGCCCGATGTAGGCGAATTGGTCGCTTTGCTGCTTGACGCTCGAGGCGAAGGTGGTTGCGTATTAGGCGCAATCTACAACACGCAAGACCCGACGCCGACGGGCGACAGTAACATTTGGATGAAAAAATTCAGCAACGGCACGGTAATTAAGCACGACCGCAAAAGCGGCAACATCGAAGTGTCTGCCGTGGGTGATGTGCTGATTAAGTCACCTTCGAAAGTCACCATTGATTGCCCGGAAACTGAAACTACCGGCAACCTGCTGGTGAATGGCTCCTTAACCTATATGAAAGGCATGACAGGTAACGGCGGAGGCCCCGGTGCGACGGCAACCATTAACGGGTCATTAGAAACCAAGGGGGGTGATGTGAAAGCCGACAATATCAGCCTGAAACAACATAAGCACACTGAACAAGGTGATGGCAAACAGACCACCGCCGCACAGTCATAATTCTTTAAATCAGTTTAAAATCCAGCCCTCTCATAGCCTTGTATCATCAAGGCTATGAACACACAAAACACACTCCTCACAACACACTGGCAACTTGCACCACATCTTGATTCTCAAGTGGTGCAAGGCGTTGATGACATTCATCAGTGCATTGACCATATTCTTTCCACGATGAAAGGAACAGATGTGTTGCGTCCTGAATTTGGCAGTGAACACTTTCAATATATCGACCAGCCGGAAGACATTGCCATTCCCAACATCGTGCGGGAAATCACACTTGCTCTGCAACGTTGGGAAAAACGCATCAACATTGATTCAGTGGACGTTGATGGCATGCCTCCGCACTTTGAATTTGTGATTTATTGGTCACTTACCGAGGATGTGTATCGCGAAATTTACGCCACGAGGGTCGCCCAATGAATAGATATGATGTGAAAGTCGTTGATGACAACGTAGAAAGCATTTTACGCGACGCTATTGCGCAGTATGAAAAACGTACCGGCAAAATCTTACAACCGGCACACATTGAACGTTTACTTATCAACGTGTATGCGCTGCGTGAGAGCCTAGCACGCCAAGGTATTAACGAAGCCTTTCGCCAAACCTTTCCACAATACGCCACGGGGCTTGCTTTAGATTTATGCGGGGAAACCTTTGGTTGTTATCGCTTATTGGATAAACCGGCTCGCACGATTTTACGTTTTGGTATCACAGGCGATCACCCGTCTGTTTTAATTCCAAAAGGCACACGCGTGGCGGTAACAGATGACATCGAATTTATCACTCTTAATGATGATGTGATCACCCCGTTGATTTCTTACGTTGAAATCGAAGCCTCTTGCAATAAAGCTGGCGCAGTCGGTAACGGTTGGGAGCTTGGGCGCGTAAAAACACTCAAAAGTGCGGTCAATTTTGCGGGTGAAATCATCATCACCAATATTGATGTGCCAAGCGGAGGTTTAGCGCGTGAAGAAGATGACGACTACCGCAAACGTATTCTTGCCGCCCCAGAAGCCTTTACCAGTTGTGGCTCAATCGCAGCGTACGATTATCACACTCGCGCTGTATCGCAAGACATTGCCGATGTGAATGTATCAAATCCACGTGGCGGTTTAGTGCGCATTACCGTGCTCACAAAAACAGGCTTGCCTGATGGTCGTTTGCTTAATGATGTAAAGCAATACGTTAGCCCGGAACGCCGTCGTCCGTTATGCGATACCGTCGAAGTGATTGCACCGACTAAGCGTGATTACCAAATCAACGCCACATTAACGCTACTCGACGGCTATCGCGAAGACATTGTGAAAACAAAAGCCCGCGATGCGCTTCAACTGTATTTATCCAATAAAACCAAGAAACTCGGCATTGATGTTGTGCCGTCCGCTATTATCAGCGCGTTGCGGGTGGAAGGCGTGTATGACGTGAATCTGATTGCGCCGGCAAAAATCGTTGTGGGTGAAACCGAATGGGCAAACTGCACCACCATTAACGTAGAAGTCGCACTGGAGCGTAGCAATGGCTAATTTGACTTATGCGGACATCATTGAACGCGAAACCAAATACAAGGCTTTGGCGGATTTAAGCGGTCGTATGAATGCGTTGGATAAAAGCAGAGTGATGACGACACTTGTCGAACTGCTTGATGATGAATTTATCCCATTACTAGCAGAAAAATGGAGCGTAACCGGTTATGACGGCTCATTTTTAGCGGAAAGCGACCAATCTAAGCGTGGCTTAATCAAAACGGCCATTGAACTACATCGCTACAAAGGCACACCTTGGTCGATTCGTGAAGTATTACGTCGGTTGGGGTTTGGTGAAATTGAAATAGATGAGGGGCTAAAAGCACGGACTTATGAGCATAAATTTGTACAGACGATACCGCTAAGCGACAAATGGGCATATTACGCCATCCGCTTAAATCAACCGATTACCAATGAACAAGCACAACAACTACGTAAGATTTTACGTAATTTCGCCCCAGCACGTTGCACATTAGCCGTACTGGATTATAAATCCGTACCGCTACGTTACAACAACAAAGCCCGTTATAACGGCAGTTATAACCACGGTTCAAACTAGATTTAAACCTCATTTAAAGGATGTTTTATGGCTAACCTGAAAGAAAAAGATGTATGGGAAGATGGGATATATCAGATTGAAGAAAACGACCCTGTGCTTGGCGGTGAGAATGGCATTACAAATAAACCCATTAAACAACTCGCCAATCGTACATTATGGCTTAAAAAGGCATTAGAACTATTTGGTAAAAAATCCGCACCGAAAGACCTTACTGCTAACAGCACAAGCACAGCTGATGAATCCGGTCATAGTCATAAATTACCGGTAGGTTCAACAACACAAAAAGGTATTTGGCAAGCGACTAGCGATACCGGTGTTGATAGTGATGGTTTGGTATTGACGGCTAAAGCAGGAAAAAAACTCGCACAAATGATTGCAGTTGTGCAACTTGCATTAGGCAACTATATCCCACTTAATAAGCGCTCATCTGCTGTCAACAGTAACAGTAATGACACCGTGGCAACCTCGGCGGCAGTCAAATCGGCAAATGATAACGCAAACACGCGTGTCGCCAAATCAGGCGATACGATGACGGGTGATTTGTCATTTAAACAAGGAGACTATAGTGGGATAAATCTATATAACAATAACGGTTATTACCTACGGCTCGAAGGCAATAATCACGATAATGGCACTATGATTACCGCAGTATATCGTAAGCCAAACGGCGAAAACGTGGCAGTGGCATTTTTGCCAAAAAGAGATGGCACGATTGCCTACATTGATCAAGTTGTAAATAAAACTGGCGATACCATGACGGGCAATCTCACCGTGCCAAATCTCATCGTCAATGACCCAGCAAATAATAACAACTTTGTGCAAATCGGCGATGATACGAAGTTAATTGATGTTGACATGGGGCATACCGTTGGATTGCAAACAACAGACAATGCAAATGATGCCTACATTGCCTATGGAGCAACCAAAAAACGATTTGGCTTTGATGGAACAAATTTTTCAGCTGAAAGTGGCCTTGGTGCTAAATGGTTTGGTAGTCAAAAACGAGGCGAAGGAGCCTACGTTTCCCAATGGCAAACAGAGGCACCTTATCATGTCTATGCGGGGAATGCTAATGGCTCAAATACATATTTTCCATATTTAAAAGGTAAGGTAACAAATGGGGATGGATGGGGTTCTGCATTTTCATTTGGATACACTACGCCTGACGCAAGAAATCGGTTTGGTGTTGGAGTTATCCATCTAATTGAGGATAACGGAAGTGAAAAACATTGGTTTTTTGAACATGACGGTAAATTAAGAGGAGATGATTTTGAGTGTCAAGGTAAAAGACTGAGTAAGTCACATCAAACGGATTATGCTTACGTTGAGACAACCGCCGCAATTTGGGGTGGTCTGAAAATCAACCGCAACGGCGATCATATGCTGATTGAGTCAAACGACAGAGGTGGATTCAGCTTTGTCCGGCGCAATAAAGATGGTAGCAATGTTTATGTACTCAGCGCACCGGCTAAAAATGGGACATTGGCGACATTGGAGGATTTCGGCGGCAACCTTAGTGGCAATGGTTGGACGCGTTTGCCAAATGGTTTAATTCTCCAATGGGGTACAGCAAATGGTGGTTGGGTAAATTTCCCAATCGCATTCCCCAATGCGTGTTTCTCGGTTGTGGGCACGCAAGGTCAGGGGGGCGACTATGAGCCTTACGTAATTTATAACATCAGTAACACCCGATTCTATCATAAGGGACGAGTAGAACATGAAGCCAATGGCGCACACTGGATGGCTATCGGTAATTAAGGAGTAAATATGTATTTTTTTGATAACCACATTAACGCCTTTTTGGTTGAGGGATTGCACGATATACCAGTTGATGCCATTGCTGTATCAGATAATGAGTATGGCGACTTGGTCGCTAAACGAGATATTGGTTGTCTGCTTTATGTGGACGATAATCAAGTTAAAGCAACGCCGCCTCAACCCAGCCCAGCCCACGAATGGAATGGCAAAGACTGGGTGATTTCACCGGCAAAACAGACCGCACTTTTGACCGAGAAACGTGACAGTTTAATCGAGCAAATAGACAGTCACGCGGCAACAATTTATAGCACATGGACACGCTTTGAAAGCGAGTATCGTGAGCGCCAAACAGCAGCGGAAGCGTATAAGGCAGCAAACTATCAAGGCGAATGCAGTCGTTATATCACGGACTTTGCCAAACGTGCTGGGCTGGATAACAAAACAGCGACAAATCTTATTTTGACGCAAGCCGCAGGGCTCGAAAAGCTACAAGTTGAGCTAGCTAACCAGCGCATGCGCAAGTATGAGCTCAAAGCGCCGGGTTTAACGCTTGAGCAAATGCAGGTAACTTATGATGACATTATTAAACAAATGGATCACTTAATGGAGGCTTATAACAATGGCTGATAAGGTTTATTTGGCACTTTACAAACACAAACGCTCTTTCCTTAAAGAACCGCTTAAAGCGATTGCAGATGCAGTAACGCGCTTTCTGACAAAAGGTAAATACTCCCATTGCGAGCTAGTGATTGAACAGATTAACTTCACTACCGGTCATCACTACGAATACGAGACAATATACCAGTGTTTTTCATCATCTGTGAAAGATGGTGGTGTTCGTCGTAAAGAAATTGACGTCATGAACGGCAAGTGGGATTTAATCGAACTACGCAACGTAGATCCAAATCAAATTGTGAATTATTTCGACTGGACAAAAGGCATGAAATACGACTGGTGGGGTGCTATCGGTATAGTCCTTGGTATCAAGCAAAAGCGGTCGAAATATTTTTGTTCTGAATGGTGTTATAACGCATTAAATCAAGGTAACCAAGACGGATGGCGATTTAGTCCGAATGATTTGGCAGTGATTTTTAGACGGGGGTAAATATGCAAATCGGCGATATAGTACAATTACGCAATGGCAATTCAGGTGTGGTGATTTGGGAAAGTAAGTTCGGCAAATTACTGATTATTGAAATTTGTGATGATGAGCTACCTCCTACGCATTGGCACAACGCAGACGGGTCTTTTTATACAGATTGTGCGAGTGATTTGGATGTAGTTCAGGAATAAAGACGGCGACACTATCTGTGCGGGAACACGGATAATGCCAGCTAAGCAGAATGAGCCTGCATATAGCTATATGCCGCCTACCTCGCGAGGCAGCGGCATTTTAACAAAAAACCGCTAAAAATGGGAAAGTATATGCAGAATTTAAAAGAGATTCGTTGCCAATGTTGCAACAAATTATTGGCAAAAGTCGGCACAGTGAAACGTTTAGAAATCAAATGTAGTCGCTGTAAAACCATTAACCATATTAATTAACTTGATTTGAGTGTCGGAGTGTCAAGAACACCGGAACGCCATAGATAAGAAGGAAAACACTATGGCAAATCAAGCCCAAAGAAACTTTAGGCAAGCACCATTACCATTTATCGGACAAAAAAGAATGTTCTTAAAGCATTTTGAACGCGTACTGATGGAAAACATCAATAATGATGGTGAAGGTTGGACGATTATAGACGTGTTTGGAGGGAGTGGTTTATTAAGCCACACAGCTAAACGAATTAAGCCAAAAGCAAGGGTTATCTATAATGATTTTGATGGGTATTCAGACAGAATAAAACACATAAGCGATATAAATCGTTTACGTGAAATACTTTATCAAAGTGTTAATGGAATTGTACCAAAAAATAAGCGAATAAGCAAACATTTAAAGCAAGAAATTATAAAGAAAATCAATGATTTTAAAGGTTTTTTAGACCTGAATTCGCTATCCAGTTGGTTGCTTTTTAGCGGTCAACAAGTAGCTTCACTAGATGAACTATACGGAAAAGATTTTTGGCATTGTATTCGTCAATCAGACTACCCTGAAGCCATAGGATATTTAGATGGCATTGAGGTAATACGGGAATCTTTTCATGTGTTATTGCCAAAATTTAAAGATAATCCCAAGACATTATTTATATTAGATCCGCCATACCTATGCACTCGACAGGAAAGCTACAAGCAGGCAACATATTTTGACCTAATAGATTTCTTAAGGCTTATCAATTTAACAAGGCCGCCTTATATCTTCTTTAGTTCAACAAAGTCTGAATTCATCAGGTTCATAGAGTACACCCAAGAACAGCGAGTAGATAATTGGGAGTCGTTTGCGGGAGCTAAAAGAATAGTGGTAAATGCTTCAGCAAGTTATTCCGGCAAATATGAAGACAACCTGATTTATAAATTCTAAAATTTAAACGCCCTTCAAAGTTAATTTAAAGGGCGTTTTATTTTCTCAAAATTAGCGGTTAAAATTCGCTTAAAATGGGAAATGACGGATTTTCCGAATTCTCACTTTTAGCGGTTACGTTTCCCAAAATTCGCGAGCGGCTACAGTAATCTTTTGGCCATCAACCTCTAATTGATTTATATTTGCGTTGTTGAATTTAACATTTTTGACTTGAACCTTGTCATCTTGTTCAGAAATAACAAAAGCTGAACCTGTAAATGTTTGATTTTGATTTGCCTTAGTTGAATTCGGTGTTGGCTGATTGGTTTTAGATGGCGTTGCCTGTGTTTTTTGTTCATTACTTGGTGCAGCGGTATTATCACTGCTACCACCACTACTTCCGCAAGCGGCTAATGTGAATGCGGCTAATGCCGTTAAACTGAATTTTACAATAGTGTTCTTCAT